CGGATCAGTCATTTTCCACTCTTTAGTAAATTGTTAATTGTTGCAATAGCATCTTCTGGACTTGTTACTACATCAGCCTGACCTTGCCAGTTGTAGTGCCAGATAACCTGATCTGGAGTTAACTTCCAGAACTTACTGCCATCTTTAACCTCTAACAGAAAGTTGTACTTAGCACCGTTCTTATTTAATCCAACCAATAAGTCAGGGCAACCCTTACCTACTGAATGTAAATGTGTAACTGACCAACCCTCAGCCCGTAATGCTTTGACGATCTTACTTTGATTATCGTCCACCCTCTTATACGTCATTGCTACCCCTAGCTTTAATAGCATCGGCAGCAGATTCAAAAGCAGCCATAACAGTTTCGCTGTGCCATTTCGCAAGATCAAGACAAGCAGCAGCACACGCCTCACGTTCTGCCTTTAACAATTTTTGTATATGCTCTATTCCGCAAATAAACATATTGTCATCTTCTTGTGAGAATCCAGCTTCTTCTGCCATACGAATTACATTACTCACGCCAATCTCCTTTTAACCCACGATTTCCTCGTTCCCACTGCTCTTTACAATCCTTCTCTAACTTATCGGCTGCGTTATTACCTCGCATCTTGCGTACTAACTGTAAATATTCTGATGACTTGTTTCTGTCCTGCGCTCTCCATCGTAATACTTGCCAGACTTCACACCGATGTCTTTCTTCTTCAAAAAACTCGTTCACTTAATCCTCATTATTTAAGTTTTTATTAACCATTTCAATTTTTTTACCTATCCATGCCATTACAGGAACAGCCATAGAATTACCAAGAGATTTATATCTAGGGCCATCAGGTGACTCATCAGACTTGCGCCAAGGAATGTTAGTGTAATTATCGCAGAAGCCCTGAAGACGCTCACATTCTACAGGGGTAAGTCTACGCACAGCCATACTAGATGCATAGACTGCCGCTACTTGGTTTGTTACCTCGCTTGATTGTGGCGATCTACTTGGATCATTAGCTGCCGTTAATGTAGGAGCGACTACTGATTGCATAACTTTAGGGCCTGTATGCGTTGGGCCTGCCATATCTGCTGTTAATGTTGCAGATGTATCTCCTTGCAATGAATAAACTAAGTCAGTAGGACTTTTATAATCACTTGCTCTTATGGTAGATGCTATTGGTGCAGTTCCATATTCACCACAAGATTGTCGATCAAATGTAGCTACACATTCTTCGTGGTTGTTGCGACTGATTCCAAAGCGTGCCGCAATAGTTCCGGCAACTTCTTCCCCCTGCTTTCTGCTCGGCGCAGTATCCCTGCGCAAGCTTTCTGGCTCAAAAAGAACTTCTGCGGCAGGTTTCCAGTCTCCAAAGTATCCGACAACGAACACACGTCTGCGTCTTTGGGCCACTCCGAAATACTGAGCGTCAAGCACTCGATATGCGAACCCATACCCGAGTTCTGCCACCGCCCCGAGGAAGGAACCAAAGTCCCTTCCGCCACCTGAACTGAGGACACCCGGCACGTTTTCCCATACGAACCACTTTGGTCTAAACTTGTTAAGAATTCCGCAATAGGTGAGCGCAAGGTTTCCTCTTGGATCATCAAGTCCTTTTCTGAGTCCGGCAACGGAAAATGATTGGCAAGGTGTTCCACCGACCAGAAGTTCAACTGCTTGGTTTCCAAAATCCCACTCCTTAAATTTAGTCATATCTCCTACATTTTGCACATCAGGATAATGATGAGCCAATACAGCAGATGGAAAAGGTTCAATCTCTGAATATGCAACAGCTTTCCAACCTAGTGGATGCCATGCTACTGTTGCTGCCTCTATGCCGCTACAAACAGATAGATAATTCATCCTCTAAATCTACCCTTGTTATCAAAGTCCATCGTAGCTCCACCCCAAGTCTCAATAAACTGCTGACTAGATTGATGGTAATAAAGTCCGTACATCTCTTGAGCCTCACCGTTGCGCTGTTTCTCGCACATCAAGTAAGCGTCAGGTAAATCCTCCTCGTACTTCTCACCATTGCGCTTACGATTCTCTTTCTGCTTATTGCGCCACATTAAGAATACGTTATCAACCTGATCCGTTATAGCCCCAGTACCTTTGATGTCGTACTTACCAGGCTGAACTTCCTCAGACTGTAGCTTGCGGATATGGTGGATCAAGTGAATGTGTACGTTATGATCTCGTGCCAATGCAGTTAGTTCATCAACAAAGTATTTCTGCTCGTTGAAATTATCCTCAGCATTACAAACTTTCATTAGTGAGTCAATAAAAATATGCTCGATGCCTAGCTCAACAGCACAGTACCTAGCCATTGCAATAGTCTGATTCGGAGTTGTGGAACCTTGCTGATCGTAAATGTAGAGATGCTCTCCTGCAAACTGGTTAAATCGCTGAGTCAATCCTTTTATGTACTTCTCTTTATCGTTAGTAAGTGGATCATCAATAAACTCACCAGCAAACTGTCTAAGCATCCTATGAATGGTGCTAGTAGGTTTCATCTCAAATGACGCAATAACGCACTTACGTTTCTGCTTAATCAAATGTAACGCTATCTGACCAGTTATTAGAGACTTACCGCCACCGTTACCGCCAGCGTATAAAGTTACCTCACCTAGACGAAAGTTAAAGTCATCCTGTGTCTTAGTCCACGGCATTTTTGCATTATCGTTAATAGGTGGATTAATGTAGTTCTCTGTGATCTCATCAAGCCAATCTGAAACAATACGAACCTTCTGACCTACATCGTTATTTTTTAGATACTTTTCTACGTCAATATCCTGTGATTTAAGTAATCGTGTCTTACGTTCTTCGTCTAGCTGTACCGATACTAATTCTAAATTTGTAGTCATCTTATGTGCCTCGCTGCTTCAATGATCCGTTCTTGTGCTTGTCTCAAACGTGATCTGTCATTATCATTTAATTTAACTCCGTTAGCTAGATTACTTGCAGCCACAGATACCAGTACGGACTCGAACTCAATAACCCTAAGTAAGTCTGTTGCGTAAAAAGCATTTTTAACTTTAGGCTTGTGATGAGATAACTTACCCTCTTTAGGAAATAATTCACCTATATCCATTCCGATAGCACCAACTATTTCCTGCACAGAGCAACCACCAAAGCATTTCAATAGGATACGACCATCTTCTGTCTCTCTTATCGCTAGAGAAGGACTACGATCTTCGTGAGAAGGACAGCAAGCAGTCCACCTACCTCTGCCACCTTTTACTTTCGTTAGACGTTGGAGTAAGTTTTCTATGCTCATTTAGCACCTCTCAGTCTGCCATCGAATACTGGTGTACTTACGCTAGGACGTTTAAAGTCAGCAGCATTTCTTAACCATGTATTTAAAGCATAGTCCCAACTTTTAAACTTACTACCTTTAGATTTATGATAATCACTAAACTTCAATAGCTCTTGATTTATGTTGATATTTAATTCCTTAGCTAATTGATAATGCTTATCGTTAGGTGTGTAATCATCAGGAAGTTGAGTTTCTTTTGTTTCAACTTTCTTTTTTGGTTTTAGTTCTTCTATATTGTTTATTGTTTCTTGTTTAATGTTTAGGATCTGATTCGTATCTGATTTCAGATGCCTTTCAGACCCCCAACGTATCTGATTCGCTTTACGTGCGCTATCCGCTTTGCTCTGATAAGCCTTGATTTCAGAATCCGCACGTTTGTTATGCCAGCTATTATCGTTAGTATTAAATTCAAAAAACTCATGCAAAATAAGCATTACAATTTCTTCATTTGATTTAACTTTTCTGGCTACTTTAGGTAAGTCTGCAACATCAAAAGACTTTTCAGTTTGATAATATAAATCAAGTAATCTTCTGTAAGTTAAGTCCTCATCATTAGTCAAATGAGCTGTATGACTTACGTAATCACCGATATTGAATTGATAATAGTGCATGGCTTTTCCAAATAAAAAAAGCCCTAGGTGAGACTCTCGATCAATGATCGTTGGAGGACTGGTTAGTACCAGCAGAGTCCCATCTAAGGCTTACTAAAAACACGCCTCCAAGCGTGTGCTACTACCAGAACTATACGCTTTTGTTCCTAATCCTGCAAGTCTTACAAATATCACTATTCTTAAACTGGATTATCGACCGACTACGCTTGCAGACCGGACATAACTTCGTTGAGAACTGATAAGTCGTTTCCTGTTTCTTCTTTTGCTCCATTTGACAACCCTATATGACAAAACTCTCTTAATTTCTGGCCTCTTGGTGATACTTTTGGTAAATAATGTTTAGCTTTCATTGGTTCAAAAGGCTTAGGTTCACGTGGTTTAACGTACTCCACACCTTCTATCTTGATACCCTCTTTGAGCTTGCTAGAAGGGCTGTAGGAGCCTTTAAACTCCTTTAGCAACCCTTCCCTTACCAACTCGTCAAACTCGCACCTGAGATTCGATAAAGTAGGAGCATTCATCATTCCGTAAGACTCAACAAACTGCTCAGGACTTAGCGGATGATTCTTGATGAAATTCATGCAGATTCGCCACCTTTTAGTGCCTTCCTTCGGAAGCTCTTGGAACATATCACTCACTCTATTTATCTCCTAAAAACACCAATTCCTCTAATTTTTGTTTCTTCTGGTTTTGCTAATTTTGTTTTGAAATAAGTTTCTTTTCTGTAGGCATTTTCATTGCGCTCTCTTTTAATTTGATAAGCATTGTTTAGTAAATCCTTGTGCATATTTCTATTTGTTTTTTGACACTTTAATCCACTTTTACCTAGCCAATTTAATATTTTAATATCGTCAGCAGGATTACCGTCAAATAACTTATCGCTTAATGGCTTTAGTTCTGCGCCAACAAATACAGCAACCCTAATCGGAAGCCATTTAGGAGTACGGATTAACTCAGGATCAGTAATACAAATATTGTAAGGACGCAACCAATACCGCAAACGATCACAAGTTATGTCCTTGCGCCATGCCTTAATTAACATAGCATCGTAAATTCTTTGCTTTTCTTCTTTATTCATGGTTTTCACCGTCCTTTTTGGAATATTCCATGTCTTTGTTTGGAATATTCCGTTTTCTCCACAAAGATTCTGACTTAGCCATCTGTTCCTTGAATTTCTTTGTGTTTTCACGTATCTCGTCTAAGCGATCTTCACGCTCGTTATATTCACGCTCGAACTCTTTAAACCATACTGGATCTCTCATTTTCGTCTCCTATAATATTAATAAAATAGTAACTGCTACACCTACACTTGCTGCTGCTAACGACCCTACTGCTAATGCTAATCCCGCTAATCCTGCTAATTTCATCATTTTTACCTCCAATGAAACTGTAGATTGCCATACTTTTTATATTTCTGCTTATAAATTATTTCTATTGATTTCTGTGTTTCTATAAA